CATACTCATGGATTCGTATGGAAGTTTGCTTCTTAAAAGAATATTTGGAAATCCATCGCAAATGATTTGTGTTTGCAATGAAAATGGTGTGGATGCTTTTTATGATTTTGATTTAGTATAAAATAATAATTGTCCGAAAGGTAACGCAATATATGGAAATTATGATGCCTCAGAATAAAATAGTTGAAGAAATTAAGTTAAATGCTTACATAAATGAACGTACTATATATTTAAACGATGTTTCTATTTGTGAAGATACTGAATTTATTGTTAATAGGATGTTTGAAAAAATAGTTGAAGGTGATCAAAAGAAAGGCATTAGTCCAAAAAGTGCCGAACCAATTATATTAAAAATTTCATCATATGGAGGGTCTGTGCTTGCTTCATTAAGTATAATTGCCACTATAGAAACTCTTAGGGAAAGTGGTTATCATATAATTGGTAAAGCATATGGAAAAATTATGAGTGGAGCTTTTAAAATCTTTATATCATGTTCGGAACGAATTTGTCAAAGACATACTAGATTTTTATATCACCAAGTTCAGTCGTATGAAATGGGGTACACATCAGTTGAGCAAACAAAAAGAAAATTAAAGGATTTAGAAGCTTCTTGGCGCAGGTGTCAAGATGTAATTATTAAATATACTAATATCACTCAAGAAACACTTGATGATATTACTGAACATGATTTAGACGTTTATCTTTGGCCTGAAGAGGCAATTATTCTTGGATGCGTTGATAAAATAATATAGATAAATAGGAGAATTAATATATGCTTAATGATTGTAAAGATGTTAAAACAGAACCATCAGAACTAAGTGTCATTCCCCCATCATCGGATTCAGATGTAATTATGTTTTGTGAACCATTATTGATTTCTACAGATAATTTAGCAGAAAATGTTCAACTTGATAAAGATGAATTTATTAGAGGATTAAAAGATGCAAGTTATTTTTCAGGCATGTATACCGGACTAATTAACAGTGGTATGAGTATGGAAGACACAGTTGCGTTAATTTTTAATTTCATGAATGTAAATCATAATATTAAAACTACAGAAATATCTGCTAATGCAAACATTGAGGTGTCAAAAAATGTTGCAATGTCTAAGGAGAAGGAATTATTGTAAAGAATTTTCTATTACACAAACAATAAATATAATAATGATTGGAGATATTCTTTAATGGAATTAAAAGTAAAAAACTATTTTGATAATGAGTCTTTAGAACATATTGGAACTAGATATTTTGCTGATAATGAAGAAATTAGTTTTGAAGATTATAGTGGTCTTATTAATGATTTATTTGGTAATAATGGTGAGAATACAGAAAGTGAAGAATATAATAATCAATCTGAAAATGATTGTGTTTGTAGTTTAGATGGGAATTGCGAAAAATGTGATTGTTCTGAGTGTGATGGTTGTGGCAATATAGAATGTTGTAATGGAAATATAGAATGTATGGATTGTGAGGATGAAGAATTGGGAAATGAATGTGAGTGTCCCATTTGCACAGGTAAAGAAGAGGCAATGAAGTTATGTTGCTATTGTGAAGAATGCTTGGAAAATTATATGAAGGAATCTATTGGAGAATGTTTAGAAGTTATTTTTGAGGATTCTTGTCCAGAGTGTAAAATAGATAATGTTTTAAAATTGGCATATAAATGTTTGGAGTTAGGGAAACAGGGTACTAGGCAAGATGTAATGGAATTCTTAGAGGATTAGAAATATAGTTGGATTTTAATAGGATATTTATAGGTACAATATTATAAAATTAATATAATAATGTTTTGTGGATAAGTCAAGGACTCAGGCAATAAATGTCTGAGTTTTTTGTTGTCTTGCAAAAATAAATATTGCAATGTTTTATTAAAGAAGTTATTTTAACTAACTTCTTTTAATTATATTTTAAGGAAGTGAAAATAATTAATGGCAGGTAAACAAAAGAATAAAACACAAGGCAGATCACCAACAGTTAAAAAAGAGTGTGATAACTGCCATAAGGAATTAACTATTTCTCAATATTATAACACAAATTCTGTATTATCAGTTGATGGTAAGTTAAACATCTGCAAAACTTGTTTGAAATCAATGATTGATATAAATAGAATAGAAACAGTTTATAAAGTTTTACAACTTTTAGATATTCCATTCTTGTATTCATATTGGAGAAGTTCAAAAGAAAAATATCCAGATGATCCTTGGGGCAACTATATTAGAATGGCAAATTCTAAGATAAATGAATTCAAAAATAGTTCTTGGAAAGATAGTAAATTCGAACCCGAAAGTATTAATCCAGTAAAATTAAATATGGAACAAGCAATGGCACATGAAGTACATTTTGATGTCACAAATGAAATGATATTAAAATGGGGAAATAAATATGAACCGGGAGACTATTACGAATTAGAGCAGTTTTATAACGATATGCAAAGAACAAATAATATTGAAACAACCCAAGATATGATTTATCTAAAAAAATTAGCAATTATATCTTTAAAAATGGATAAAGAACTGGAAGAAGGCAATTATGATGAAGCTAAAAAATTAGGAGATTTATTTTCTAAATATATGGCTGATTCGAAGTTTAGAGCAATGGATAAAACTGATGCAGATAAAACAGGTGGTATAAGAAACTTTTCTACCATTTATTCGGAAGTTGAAAAAGACGGGTTTATACCTCCTTGGGAGCATTATCGAAAAATAAAAGGAATTAGTCAAGATATAGTAGATAAAACTATTATGCATATAGAAAATTTTACTTTAAAACTAAACAAAGCTGAAAAAATGATGTCTCCACCGTTAGATACCCCAAAATTAGAAATAGATGAAATTGATACAGAAAATATTTTTGTAATTAACGATATAGAAGTTGATGATGATGACTCAGTTGGAGTTGATCAATAGTGGCATCATATAATAACTTTAGTAAAAAAAATAGGGCAACAAAAGACAGTAATACCTTCTTAAATCCTCAAGCAGTTGAAACAAATAATATTAATAATCTTCAAATTAAAAGTTTTGAAAATGTTAAAGAACAGTGGAGAGAACTTTGTAGTTATTTCAGGTGGTATCCAGATAAATTTCTTGATTTCATATCTCCACCTGATTCAAAAATACAACTATATTATTATCAAAGAGTATATCTAAGAATAATGATGAGATATAGAAAAGTTTTTTTAACTGCTACCCGTGGGACATCAAAAAGTTATCTTCAAAACTTAGCATTTATCTTAAAATGCGTAATGTTCGAAAAAACCAAACTCTTCACATGTGCAGTCGGCAAAGAGCAAGCAGCCAAAATAACTGCTGACAATATTAATGATATTTTAGAACATTATCCATTATTAAGGAAAGAAATAAAAATATTTACAGAAAACAAAGATTATACAAAGTTAGTTTTTCATAATGGATCTAAATATGATGTTGTACAAATGAGAGATAGTACACGTGGAGGCCGTAGGTACGGTGGAGCAATCGAAGAAATTTCAGATAAAAAATTTGATGGAAATATATTAAATGCTGTAGTCATCCCGCTTATGGCGAATGACCGCATAGCAGCTTGTAGCGGAGTAGATCCAGATGAAATACATAAATGTGAATTATATATTACTACAGCAGGTACACAACAACAGTTTGCGTATGAAAAAATGTCAGAAGTTTACCAAGATATGCTTAATGGTAAATCTGCATTTTGCATAGGAAATTCATATGAATTACCATGTATGTATGGTCAATTAGATATAGATTTTATTGAAGAATTAAGAGAATCGCCAACATATTCAATATTGGATTTCATGCGAGAATATCAAAGTATTTGGACAGGATCAAGTTCAGACTCACTTGTTTCAGATGATAAATTACAAAAGTGTAGAACTGTCCCGTTTGCTGAATGGGAACATTGTGGAGATAATAATGTAATTTATTGTTTAGCTTATGACGTTAGTAGAAACGAAGGGGATGAAAATGCTCTATCATGTTTATCGGTTATAAAATTAACTCCTAAAAATAGTGGTAATTACATTAAAGAAGTTGTTAATTTATTCTCTATGGAGGGTCAACATGATACTTGGCAAGCAAAATTTTTAAAGCAGAAAGTAAAAGAATTTAAGGCTAGGATTTTAATTGTTGATGCGAATGGAATTGGGTCAGGCGTTTGTGATCAATTAGTGTTAGACTTAGACGATGGAAACCCTCCATATAAAGTAGTTAATGATGAAAAAGGAACATGGAAAAAATACGAATCAGAAAATGCTATTCCAATGGTTTATGCATTAAAATCTCAAAACAAAGACACAAGAAATAGCGATATGATAAATAATTTTATGCAAATATTTAATAAGTTAGATGTAGGATTGTTAAAAACACCACATGAGGGAATTAAAGATTTAGAGAAAAAATTAAAGCATAAGATTAAAGATAGTGATGAGTTGGTAAACCTACAGGTTCCTTATTTATTAACTGACAATTTATGTGAAGAAATTATGAACTTAAAGTATAAGCAGAATGGCAATGAAACAAAGATTGAACGTATATCAAGAAGAATACAAAAGGATAAATTTTCATCACTTTTGTATGGTTTGTGGTGGGTGTATTTAGAAGAAAGAAAAAATAAACAATATAAGCAGAACACAACCCTCGACATCTCAAAATTATTCTCATTCCGCAAACCCCAAATCCGTAAACGCTAGGAGGTGAAACTATTGAGTGAACAAAGTAAAGATCAAATTAACAATATTAATATAACAACAGAAACAATTGCAACAAATGTTCCTCTATCAAAAGATGATTTGCAGTTTCAGAAATTAATGCAATTTGCAAATCTTGCCAAATACATAAAAAGAGATTTAAATAGTACGCAACAAGTAGAATCTACTTTTCATAAAAATTTCAAAAAATCAGATGTTCTTTTGTGGATGGGGAACCCTCGTAAACACGAAAAGAAATTAAGAGATTTATCAAGATTTTTATATGATAGTTCTGCTCATTATAAAAGACTTTGCCAATACTTTTCAACAATGCTTACTTTTGATTATGTAGTCGAAGCATATAACCAACAAGAATTTAAAAAAGATAAGAAATTCATTGAAGATGTTCAAAAGAAATATATGAACACAATAAATTATTTAGAAGTTATGAATATTAAGCATGAATTTTCTAAATTAATTTCAAGAATTTTTATAGATGATGTTGTTTATGGTTATGAATATAATCTTAAAAACTCATACTTCTTTGATATTCTAAACCCAGATTTCTGTGCAATTAGTAGTATCGAGGATGGTGTACTTAATTACTCATACAATTTTCACTTTTTTGACCTATATCCTAAAGAATTAGAAAGATATGCTGATGAATTTAAAGTAAAATATAATATTTACAAG